GCGGCAGAGAAGGCAGCGGCAGAGAAGGCAGCGGCAGAGAAGGATGATACTATAATTTGGGGACTGTCCGAAAGAGAGATGCAAATTATAAAATCACTGGGTGAATAATACTCAATATGCTCAAAAAATTTAAACCTGAATGAAACCACGTTGTAAGTGTTACAGCGTGGTTTTCTTTTTGCATTCAATTTAATACACCTATATTTGCATAGATAAACGATTCATTTTTAGCAAAGTGAATCTATTTTTGTTTAAATATAATTCTTAATGATATGGTTAAAGTAGGTAGTATGATTAAATCACGAGGAAAAATAAAGAGAACGGACGAACAATGGGAGGCTGATAAAGCACTTGAATCTGAATTGTTTCTCAAGGGGTATTCTTATCGCAGAATCAGAGATAAGATTAATGAACGCTACAAAGAGATGGGAATAGATATACAAATATCTTATCAGTCCGTGTATAACGACATTCAGAAATGTTTGGCCGAGTGGAAAAGGGAACAATTCACTAACATAGACCAGTATGTTACACAGGAAATACAAGCGCTTGACAATGTGGCGAGGGAAGCGTGGGAGGAATGGGAACGCTCTAAGCGTCCTAAATGCAAAACGAAATACAGGTTTAAAACTGCTGTCGAGGTGCAAAAGGAAACCACAACGGGTGACCCTTCGTTCTTGAATGTCATTCTTAACGTGCAGCAAAGAAAAGCGCGCTTGTTAGGATATGATAGTCCGTTGGTTGTTTCTATTGTCGGGGATAAAGAAAAAGAGAAACCAAAATACGACTTATCCAGTGTTCCGGCAGATGTCCTCGAAAAAATGGCAGACGCTTTGCAGAATGGAGGTGACGATGAAGATAAATAATATACCACCTGAGGAAATTGTAAAAGCGGTTGCGAGAAACAAATTCAAGAACTTCATTAAGTATATTGATAATGATATAAAACTCAGCAAGTTTCATAAAGCATACTACGAAATTCTTGATAGGTTTGCGCATGGAAAGATAAAAAAGCTGATTGTTTCCTGTCCGCCTCAGCATGGAAAGAGTGAAGGCAGTAGCCGTAAACTACCTGCCTTCATTTTAGGTTTGCGTCCGGACGCTAAGGTAGCAATAGGTTCTTATGCTGCAACACTTGCTGAGGGCTTCAATAAGGACATACAGCGCATTTTAGATACACCGGAGTACATTAGCTTGTTCCCCGGTACTCGTATTATGGGAGCAGAGAAAACATCACGTTACGAAGCATATACCCGTAATAGTAAAATGACTGAGGTAATAGGCAGAAAAGGGTCGGTTACGGCTGTAGGACGTTCGGGAGGTTTAACGGGTAAATCAGTAAACGTTGCTATACTTGACGACGTGTATAAGGATCACTTGGAGGCAAATTCTCCTATCATACGGGAAGCCGCTTGGAAGTGGTACACAACAGTTATCCGCAAACGACTCGACAATAACGGTCAAGAATTGATCGTATTTACACGATGGCATAAAGACGACTTGATAGGTCGTATAGAAAAGAAAGAGAAAGTTATCACGGTGACAAAATGGTCTGACCTTGATAATATACCGGATGGCGCATGGGTAAAGATAAACTTTCCTGCCTTGAAAGTGGGTGATCCGACAGAAATAGACCCACGCCAAGAAGGTGAAGCACTTTGGGAAGAAAAGCATAGCGCAAAGAAGCTTCGTGCGGAGCGTGAACTTGACAAGGTGGAATTTGAGTGCCTTAATCAAGGAAGTCCGGGTAGCGCAGAGGGACAGCTATACGGCAAGTTTAAAACGTGGTCTGATAAGTCAGATTTCGGTATCTTTCTCGGTCGTGGTAACTATACCGATTGTGCGGATACCGGAACGGATAACCTTTGTAGCATATGCTATGATAAATACCGTTCAAAAGAGCCGGTTTGGAGTGAGAAGGAGAAGGCATACAAGCACCTAATATTCTGCCTTGTCACCGACGTAATATACACCACTGACCCGATAGAGGTTACACAGGTGACAGTGCCGGAGATGTTAAACAGAAATGAAACTGAGTATGCTAACATTGAAAGTAACAACGGAGGGCGTTCTTTCGCTGTTAACATATCACCGAAAACTAAAACCTCGATACGATGGTTCTCTCAGCACAATAACAAAGAGGCGAGGATATTAACACATGCTGCAAACGTTACGCAATCTATTGTCATGCCGTTCGGGTGGAAGTCTAAATTTCCACGTTTTTACGAGGATGTTGCGGGCTATCTGAGGGACTTTAAAGCGAACGCGCATGATGATGCGCCGGATACATTAACTGGTATCGTAGAGAAAGAAGTTATGCCCGCTATCGAGCCTAAACGGAGAGGTATTAAGCGTATAAACTAATAGAAAGCAAATTGTATCTATGTTTCAAAAGAATATAGGTACATTTGCATTGTTAATTAATTGTTTAACTAAAAATTAAGAAAATATGTTGTATTGTGATTGTCCGCTAGGAACGGCTTTACCGGATATTCCGGCTGTAACATGTCCGGAGAACTTCGGTCAGATTCAGAAAGTAGTATTTCAGAGATTGATGGGTAAAACGGCTGAGAATTCAATAACCGTTGCAACTGCTAAAACATTGGGTACTTGGACGGCTTTACTTGCTGCAAAAGACGCTACTAAAATGGTGGTTTCGCCGTACATTGCTGAGCCTACGGTTGAAGCTGGTGAGGCTTTGACGTATGGAGGCGGGAACGCAACACCCGGCGGAGTAGTTGAAATTTTGGGGTCTAATAGTACTTCGTTCACAGGGAAATTCCTCAAAACGCCTCAGGAAGTAATTAAGGTTTTAAAGGGTCTGATGTGCGAAGTTACCGGAGGACTGGGAGTGTATTTGATTAACGGCAACGGTCAGATAGCAGCTATTAAAGACAGTGAAAACTATAAGCCAATTCCCATTGAATCGCTGTTTGTAGGTGATCGCACTATCGGAGGTTTGGAAGCACCGGACGCGAATGTAATCTCGTGGAGTTTCAAACCTAATTGGTCGGATAACTTGGAGATTTTCAAACCGGAATTTAACCCCCTCACGCAGTTAGTCCCTTCTTCTGAAGGTTAAGTGGTTAACATGAACGCTAAGAAAACAATGGTTTCCCTCACTTGTAAAGAGTTGGGGGAAACTCGTTTATTTGAAGTTGAACATGCCGAACGTCTTTTATCAATGTTTCCCAAAGGAGGGTGGGAAATGACAGAGGGCGAAGGCTATTATTTAAAACAGGATGGGAAAATCAGTCGAAGAAATACGGGAGATATTCAGAAAGCCGATCAATCGGAGGTGGATACAGAAAGCGAGGGAGCAGGAGGAACGAATAGCATTCCACGCAAGGGTAAAGGTTGATGATGTACGCACAAAGCCTGCTTTAGACTTTCTTAATCGGGTAAAGATGTGGATAGCACCGGACAAATACGAGATATTTAACTCTATGTTTCATTTTCCGGTAAAGACAAACGAGGTTACAAGCGAGATATTTGATAAATTGAGTCGTGTGTTTGACGGTCGGAATCCTGCTTTTAACTACCAATTTACAGACTCAGAGGATCGTGACGATTGGGAGTATTATAGGCAAGAAGTGCTAAAAGAACAACATGTTTGGGCTACTGATGGTTGGGATAATTTCAAGGATAGAATTAACTCAGTTCTTGTGATTGATTTGCCGGAAGTACAGCAGGGAGATAAGCCAGAACCTTACTTTTATTTCATTGATATTGCCTCAGTGGTAAGTTATGAAACTACCAAGGAGGATAATAATCTGATGTCGTGGATAATGTTCAAGACGAATGATGAAAGACTGATTCAGATTGATGATGTTTTTTACAGACGTTTTAAAATCGAAAAGAACAATTTACTCACATTGGAGGTTGAAAGTACGCATGATTTAGGTTATTGCCCTTCGCGTTTCTTTTGGTCTGACTCTATATCGTTGCAAGAACCGGATATAAAGAAAAGCCCGCTTACCAAAGTACTTGATTCGCTTGACTGGTATCTGTATCAATCAACGGCAAAGAAACATCTTGATTTGTACGGTGCTTATCCGATTTATTCCGGATACGAACAAGATTGCGATTATATTGCAAACGGAGGCAAAGAGAGGTGCAACGGACACGGTTTCTTAATAGGTGATAAGGGTGAATATATTGCAGACATGGACGGTCAGCCTATGAAGTGCCCTATTTGTTCCTCGAAGCGGTTGAGCGGTGCAGGTTCTTATGTAGAGATACCAGTACCAAGCGAGCAGCAACCGGACTTGTCAGACCCTATCAAAATGCTAACAGCCGATGTATCTGCTTTGCAGTACAACGTGTCTGAAGAAGAGCGTTTAAAGAAGAACATCATTACCTCTGTGACTGGCGTAGGGGGTGAGGTTCAGAAAGAAACAGCAGTGAACGAGAAACAAGTACAAGCTTCATTTGAGAGTCAAACGACAATTCTAAACCGAATAAAACGAGGCTTTGAGGAGGCACAATGCTTTGTGGACGCAACTGTTTGTCGGCTGAGATACGGGAATACTTTCGTTTCGTGCTCAATCAACTACGGGACTGAGTTTTATATCTACACGCCGGAACAACTCGCTGAGAGGTACAAAGTGCTAAAAGAGTCGGGAGCGAGCGAAAGCGAGTTAGACGCTATGCGTACACAGATAATCGAAACAGAGTACAGGCATGACCCAATACAAATGCAAAGGTTATTAATCTTGAAAGAGATTGAACCTTATTCTCACTTAACGAGGGAAGAAGCAATTAATTTGTATAAAGAAAACGTTATAAGTGAGGAAGATTTGCGGATAAAACTAAACTTGCCTACATTTGTGCGTAGATTTGAAAGAGAGAACATGAATATTATAGAGTTTGGCTCTAATATTGATTACTCTAATAAGATAAACAAAATTTTAGAAACATTAAAACGTTATGCAAATGAACAGACCGCTTTACCCGGAACACCCGCTTGATAAGGTGACAGCAGACAATTATCTGTGTCCGGAGAATGAAAAAGGTCACTATCATGTGATTCAAGAAAGATTACAGTTTGACCCAAATACTGGTGCAAGAGTGTTTTCGCCAGTCTTGCAGAAATACAGACCTTTAACTTTTGAAATGACGGTTTACCCGTATTTGAGTCGTGGAGGTTACGACATCAGAATTGTGCACGATCCTCGAAAGTATGCAAAGGATATGCAGGAATATTCAGAACAGGTTGAAAAAGCAAAGCAAGAACGGGCTTTAGAGGAGCTGAGAGAAAAGATCAGAGAGGAAGAAAGACAAAGAGTTCTTGCTGAGTTGAAAAAGGAAGAAAAGAAAGGAGGTAAGTAATGTTAACGGTAGATATTCTAAAACAAAATAAAGCTCTTTCGGAGCTAACAGATGAACAGTTGAATGCTATTGCTACTCTTTCTCAGAATGACGAGGTACAGATTGTTCAGACGAAGGTCAAAGAGGAACGTGCAAAAGCAACTTTATCACTGAGTCAAGCGTTCGGCATTGACGATGTTACAGACCTTACATTTGAAAAGGCTGTCGAGTTCGGAAAGAACAAGCTTTCTTCTGTCGATTCTGCTAAGTTTGAAAAGACTATTTCAGACCTTAAAACAGAACTTGAGGCCGAAAAAGCAAAGAAGGTAGGTGATAAGGATAACGAGAAAATAGCCGCTTTGCAGGCTGAGTTAAACGATACTAAGACGAAGTATTCGGAACTAACAAATCAGCTTACAGAGAAAGAAAAAGAGTTCTCAAACAAGCTATCCGATTACAAGATCACTTCCCACATTACGCAGGCTTTGGGAGGAATGAAGTTTGGCAAGGGTGTTAATGAAGCTATGTTAAACATCATCAAACAGCAAGCTGTTAACGATCTGAAAACTGAGTTTACTCCTACAATTGTCGAGAAAGATGGTAAAGAGAGCATTGTGTTTATGAAAGACGGTGTACCTTACAACAATCCGGCAAATGGTCTGAATCCTTATTCAGTTTCAGAGCTTTTAACAGAGAAATTAAAGCCGTTCGGTGTCCTCGATGAAGGAAGAACAGTGGGAGGTGCAGGAGGCAAAGGAGGCGGAAAAGGGGCGCCAACCGCAATTGATCTGACAGGCTGTAAAACTAAGGTAGAGGCGCAGGAGGTTGCGCATAAATACCTTGCCGGAAAAGGGCTAACAGTGGGGTCGGAAGAGTACCAAACGGAACTCAATACAATTTGGCAAGAAAACGATATTCAGAACTTGCCGTTACAGTAAAATAAAAGGGGAGCGATCCCCACATTATAAACTTTAAAAACAGATTATTATGAGCTTAATTGCTACACGTACACAGGAGATGCGGTTGCGAAATCCGCAAGTTGACAAGAACATGAGCCGCCTCACCGAGTGGGGTGCGCTTGACTTTTTTCTTTCTCAGACGAATGCATCTGACTCTATGCTCACCGATGAAACTAAACGTAGGGCGTTTAGTTCTATGGGTACAGACATCAAAATTCCGGTGATTGATTATGACGGTATTGTCACAGTTGCAAACGAACGCACATGTGTCATTGCGGACGCTGAGAATACTTCTAAATTGATGGCCGTTGTGTGGAAAACATACGCTTTCGGTTTTACGATGGTTCCGACTATGTTTAACAACAACGAAATCGACTATCAGAAAGATTTTGAAAAGAAAATGCTTAAATTTTCTCGTAAATTCTTAGACCAAGTTGATAAGGACGCTATCGCAGCACTGGAAGCGGCTAAAACGCAGAAATTCGGTAATTTGCTTTACTACACTCAGACAGCGAATGACGTACAGGTTAACTACATGCAGCGTAACGATATTTTAGGTGACTTGCACCCGATGTTCCGTTCCATGGACTATTCCGGTCAGCTTCATATTGTCGGTGACACTGGCGTAGACGCTATTGTCCGTAAACTGGAACAACACGGAATCTACAACGATGTTAACAAGCAACTGGAATATGCAAATAAGATTTTCCACTTTACAAATAACATGGTTTTGGAAAGTGAAAACTTCGCTCAGTTCTACGCCATTGAAAGCGGTAATGTTGGTATGTTGACCCGTGTTGACCGTGAAGCCCTCAGACGAGCAACCTCTAAAGCAGGTCATGAATGGGACGTTATCAACTTCCCGTTTGCAGGTTTCCAAGTTGGTACACATTACTACGAGTCGGTAGGTGACCAGTCCGCTATCGCAGGCGCAGCAACTGCTGACATGAAATGTAACATTAAAGAGCACTACGGTTTTTCCGTTGATATTGCTTTCGTTGTAGCTTACAACTCAGCACCGGAAACTGTTTCTAACCCGGTTATGAAGGTTGAAATTAAGAAAGATGGCTCTCAATTTGGAGGTACACCAGTTTATATCACTAATGCCGGGCAAATCGGTAGCGGGTCTGCTGCCAGTGAAATGTCTGTTAACATTGCTAAAATTGGAGGAAATCCAGTTGCAGAATCAGCTTTAAAGGTAGATTTGGACAAGGTTAAGGGTGCGGCGGTTTCATCTACTGGTGGTGTAGTTGATGTAAAGGTTAACTCTCAAGCTTCAAATCTTAATGTAGAGGTTAAAAACGCAGATAGCGCACCAGTTCCAACGAAAACAGTTGGGGGATAGTAGTTATATAGTAAATTAAAGTTTAATTAAAAGGGAGGGGAAACAAAATCCCTTCCCTTTTTTAATTTGAAGCAACATGTATAGAATAAAAGACATAAAAGATAGCTTAAAAAACGTAGTAGGTTGGAGGCAGTCATACGATTTAGACAATCAGATAAACACCGAACTAACAACGTCTGAAAGCGGTATTTCCTATCAAGATGTTCACCCTCTTGTGACGCTTGAAAACATATCATCTATAATGCCGTTAGACTACTATAAGAAGTATCCGGAATACAGCGATACAGAGACTTATACGGTCGGTGACAAGGTGAGGTTTAACAGTGATCCTCTATTGTCAAAACCTTCGGTGTGGATAGCCATAAACGAAACAACCGGAGAGCAGCCCTCAGAGGGTAGTCAAAACTGGAAGAGATATAACACTTTATCTGATTACCTCAGAGAGCTGAACGAAAAAGCAATAACGGCTACTATCACTAAGTTTATCACAGAAAAGACGATAGCGGGGGAAACAAAGACGCTGTTAGAGCGTAGGCCACTTTTTGACGGTTCGGGCTACTACACTAACCAAATTGACCCTACAAAGAGCATGGTAGGATATGAAATATTGCCAGTTCGGGCGATGGGTGTTACTACGAAGATCGAAAGAATCGGTTTGCAGTTTACGAAGTCAGTGAAAGTTAAAATGTACCTTTTTCATAGCTCACAGCCTCAGCCTATACATACATTCGACTTGAATTATACGGGTAATGGGTCTTATCAATGGTTTGATGTACCGGATGTATTTTTACCTTATATTTCTGAGGCAACATCACCGGGTGGTACATGGTGTCTGTGCTACGATCAAGAACAATTGCCGTATGATGTATTTGCAATCAACATGGCAAAAGACTTTAGCGCGGAGCCATGCGGAACTTGCAACGTTGGCAGTGTGCAGGCGTGGAGAGAGCTAACAAAGTATATCCAAATATCACCGTTCCGGAACGACACAAAGCAGGGTGGGAATCTGTTTAATATTCAATCAAGCGTCTATACACCTGCAACATGTTACGGTATTAACGTTCAGTTTACGGTAGCTTGTGACATCACCGACTTCATTATAAGCGAAAGACTTGTATTTGCGAATGCTATTTCTTTGCAGATGGCTGCTTATATCCTCAGAGAACTTGCTTTGAATCCGAACGTCCGGCAGAATGCTAATCAATTGAACATTGATAGAGAATCAATCTTATACGAGGTTGACGGTGTATCACAGGGCCGTGCGCAGGGTATAGGACATCAGTTGAATCAAGTAATGAAGGCATTGAGCGTTGATACAAAAGGTATGGATAGAATATGCTTGACTTGCCGGAACGGTGGTATCAGATTTAAATCGACATGATAACAAACTTATTAGATAGAGTTAAGAAAGTGAAAGAAGCTTTAGATTCGGGACGAATAGCAAAGGAAATTGTGCGGGATAACGATAACATTCTTATTGACATGAACGCACAAGATCAGCTATTCGCCAAAGGAGTAAACAGGTTGGGAATTAGAATAGACGAATATAGACCGTACAGCCCTTTCACTATAAAGGTTAAGATAGAGAAGCGGCAACCGTATGACCGGGTGACTCTAAAGGACACAGGGGAGTTTTACGACTCTTTCTACGTTGAAACGGCTGAGGATAGATTCTACATTAAAGCCTCAGACGAAAAAACGGACTGGTTGATTAAAAAATACGGTGCCGAGATATTTGGTTTAACGAATGAATCGCTTGCCGAATTTATTAACGATTATGTGAAAGACGAAGCAGCAAAAAAAGTTAAGGAGATACTAAATGAAAGATAGAGCTATTTTAAAGCCGAATGCAGCACTTTTCGATAAAGTGATAGGAGATGTACAGGTTAGCCTTGTAAAGTCGCTACAATGGCTGAATTATGCGTTTGGTGGCGCATATAAGTTAGTGGAGCGAACGGAGAAAGGAAAGTTTGTCACTCCTTCTGTTTACTACAAGGATAAAGACTACTTGAGGTTGGAACCGAATGACAAATACGGTAACACCTGCTTTTTCTATATCCACGACTCGCAAGATTACGAGGATAACGGATCGTTCGGCTTCGGTGATCTGAAAGGTGAGGTAAGCATAATCTTTTGGTTCGACACCCGGACAATTCCCGGTGCAGAGGGGTATAACGTTGAGTTCGTCAAGCAACGTATATTACGAGCGTTAACGCATGAACTTGAAATACCATACGGAGGCTTAAACGTTAAGCGGATATTTAATGACGCAAAGAATGTATATGACAGCTTTAGTATTGAGAAAACCGACAATCAATTCTACGTATATCCTTATGCTTGTCTAAGGTTTGTATGTGACATGGTAGCACCGGAAGCGTGTTATCCATAATATGACAAGGGGAGTATACATATATGTATATATCCCCTTTTGTGTTAAATAAGTGTTAAAGATTAAAGTTTTGCTTTGTGTTTTAAAAGTTATGCTTATATTTGCAATGTCAAACAACGAAAGACCCCACAATCTAACCAAGATGCAAAAAGATTGTTGAAAGATTAAGTTCGTAAGAGTAGAAAATAAGCAACGGTATCTACGAAGGGTTAAATGAAGGTTCGGTATCCGATTAAATGAAGCTATAAAGCCTAAATCTTTCGATGAATGACAAAGTAGTAACAATTAAAATTAAAGATTATGAAAGCAGTAACAGAAATGAAGAATCATAAAAGCAATGAGTTCTATGTAAAGAAGTGTAGAGGATACTTTTTAGTAATGGACGGATACGATAAAAGTATGGCATCTATGGAAGCAACAAAGGAAATAGCAGAGGCAGTTGCAATGGAGTTGAACAATATGCGTAACAATAGACTAAATATTAAATAACATGAAAAAAGAATTATTCATTCAGAGAACAGTTGAAAAATTTATTATGATTGAATTTGTTAAGGGTAATATGGATACTAAAGAACAGGTTAATAACATGATAGAGGTAGTTCAAAGAAAATTAGACTTTTCATATAACGAAGCATGTGACTTTATAAGGAACGCTATCGGTATAAACGCTTAAATTAAAATATTAACAAGTGGGGGGTAATACCCCACATTTAAAATAAAAATAAAATGAACGAATTAATTTCTATTAGAGAAAACAAAGGTAAGCAAGTTGTATCAGCGAGGGAGCTGTATAACAAATTGGGTTTATCTAATGGTCAATTTTCAAGATGGGCAAAGTCTAATATTTTGGATAATCCGTTTTCTGCTGAGAATGAAGATTGGGTAGGGTTCGACATTGATGTCGAGGGTAATAAAGTACGTGATTATGCGCTTGTTATATCATTTGCCAAAAAGATAGCCATGATGTCTAAGTCTGAAATAGGTGACAAAATAAGGGACTATTTTCTTGAATGTGAAAAGAAGTCACAGCTATATATACCTCAAACTTATTCAGAGGCTCTAATGTTAGCAGCAAAACAGGCGGAAGAAATAGAGAATCAGCAAAAGCAGATTACAACCATGAAGCCGAAAGCGGAATACTTTGATGAAATAGTAGACCGGAACGGACTAACCAATTTCAGAGATACGGCAAGGTTGTTCGGGGTGTCGGAAAAAGCACTTATCTTCTTTCTGATTGATAAGAAGTACATATACAGAGATCGGAAAGGAAAGTTGAAGCCAATTGCCCAGTATGTTGGAAACTATTTGGAGTTGAAAGAATGGGCGAAAGGTGAAAATGCAGGGACGCAAACACTGGTAACTGCAAAAGGTAGAGATCGTTTTTTAAAATTAATCAATAACGTAAAATTGTAATAACATGGAAAAGAAAGAATTAGGAGTAGGACAGTATGTAACAACTGGAACAGCGTTTATTAGAGGTGAATTTAAGCCGGAGAAAAAAAAGTTAGTTTTGTCCGAACAAAGGAAAGAGGCTATTTTGGAGTATCTGAAAGAGAGTGACGAGTTTCACAAACTGATATGCGATATAACCGGAGTTGAACGAAAGCAAGAAAAAGTATCTACGGAACTCGAAAAGCTAAAAGAGGAATATTCGCATATGTGCGAGAGTTATGAAAATGAAAAACAGCAAAGAAATGATTTGCTTCGCAAATGCAGAGAGAAAACGGTAAAGATAATGAAGATGCAAACTACTTTAGAAGAGTCTTGCTCACATCACAACAATATGATGAATAGGATCAAAAATTTGTTGAAAGAGGTTGATATGCCATCTGTAAAACACACAATTGAGGCATTAAAGTCTGAGAGGGCAAACAGAAAGTTGGTTGCTGAAGAATGCGAGCTATTAAAAGAGGGAAACGATATGTTATCAAAACGTTTTAGCGATCTTGAAAAGAGCTATTTTTGTATACACAAGGAAGCGAACGAGATAAAAAATAGTAGAAAAAACCTATCAGCAAATTATGACAGACTTAAAAAGAGTTATGATAATGTATGCAATGAAATTAAAGAGATCGAAAAGAATAGGGATAACTTATCAGATAATTATGATAGACTCGCAGTGGATTACGAATACTTAAACAAATGCGTTCAGAATCAAGCGAACACTATTACAAGGTATATAGAGGAAAACAAACGACTAACCGAAGAAGTAGAAAAGCTAAAAGGAAAGTTAGACAGGGCCTCTAAGAGATATGGTGAGTTGATTAAGACAATCAGCGATAGAGCCATCAAATCAATTTAATATAAACGGTCCGGTGTAATATCCGGACTTAAAAAGGAGGTTAAAAATGCGTAGAGTATCTATATCAGACAAAGGTATGTTTATTCCGGAAGAAGGGGAAATGTTTTTTGCGGAAGAACCAAATAAGGGGATAGATCGAAAAGTGAAAACACTGGTATCGAGAGACGATAATCCATGTGCGAAATGTGCCTTTCGCCATGGGGGACTCGGTGCATTGTGTTGGAGTGTGACGTGCCTTGAAGAAGGTGTACAATATACATTTAGGAGGGTGCACGATGGGAAAATTTAAAAGCGTAGAACTATATGATACCTTCATAATAGATCACCCAGTGACAGGGGAAACGATAAGAGTGCAAGCAATGGAAGGTAACAATGTAATATCATGCAGGGAATGCCTATTCCGACAAAAGGAGTTTAAAAAGATATGCCAGTCTATGCGATGCGTCGATATGGCTACGGGAAAGTGTCAAACCTATAAACAAGTGAAGTTATGAAAAGATTAGATTTATCATGTCTACCGTTAAATTTAGAGGTAGGCGAAAAGTTTGAGTTGATAGATAACGACGGCAAGTACCATTTATTGCAGTGCGTCAAATCGAAATGCAAAAATTTATGTGCCGGGTGCTTTTTTGCCAAAATAAAAATACCGTTTAACTGTGATCAAGTTAAATGTTCTGTATTGGAAAGAAAGTACGATGTGATATACGTAGAACTTCCAGTAAAGAACGAGTTCGAGGAATTAACTTAAACCAATGGTTGCTTTTGGTAAGTATAGTACTTACTTTTAGTAACTATTAAAGCGAAAGTTTGAAAATTAAAGTTTTAATATAATAGTGTTGACTTATGAAAGAAGAAGTTATTTTAATGCTCTCAGAGCTACGTTCTCAAATCAACGACATAACTACACGTGTCGAGAAAGAAAACGCCTTAGAAGGGAAGGAAAGTGTATCTATTTTGATGAATCTACCTTTTGTTAGTGTGCAAGATGTTTTAGGTGAAAAAAAGAATGATTTTCTTGATTACTTAGAACTAATATCATTCATGAAAAAGGAGTATGATAGGGAAAATATTAGATATACATATTTTTGGAGAACGTCCACGCACGAATGGGTGGAGTTTAGGAGAGATAAAGGCTGGTATTGTCACCCTGCATTGATAGCCCTGTTTGAAATTTACGATAAAGGCCGTTGATGTGGAATAATGATAGAATAGGAGGTTAACGCCTCCTTTTCTTGTTTATATACATTTGCTTTTTATCCCGCCTCGGAGAGTTTTAGACTAATGTTTTAATTATCAATTGATTTTGTTTTCCGCTATTTATTCATACATTTGTACAAAACTAATATATTATAATATGGAAAAGTCAAATTTACTATTAAATTGTGCGCTTCTTGTGGCGTTTATGGCGGCTTTTGTCGTTGGTTTATTGCGAAAGTGGGGAGTGATCGAAAGATTGCAGGTATTCGGTGATATGTGGGTGAAAAAGCTATTCCCTGCATATAATCGTAGCTTCATGTACCAGCTGGCAGGGTGCAACTTCTGTCTGTCGTTTTGGGCTTCGTTCGTCCTATCTATGCTGTTTGCCGTTTCATTCGGTGAACCTGTGTTTTTGGCGACACCTTTATTTGCTTCACCAGTTTGTCGAATCTTAATTTAATCAGTATGAAGTATAATAGCGTATTACCACCGTTTGAAACGGTTGATATTATCAAGTATAATGGTGTCGAGTCTTTGCGAAGTTTTACCGATACAGTCTCTATTCTTTCGGAGTCTGAAAACATGGGAACGTATGAAGTTAACGGAAGACTCATGCAGTGTTACAAGGGTGATTATCTGATTAAGGAGGCAAAAGGGCGCATCTATTGCCTTGATGCTGATGCGGTGTCTATTCTATTTGAGAAAGGAGGTGAGGAATGAAAGTAGGACGGCATGAAGTGGAGTTGTATGAAGGGATAGACTCGCTGCCTATTGCGAGGTATCAAAAGTTCAATCGCTTGATGTTAGTAGATTCCGGAGTAGGGTCTACTATTGAGGAATTAGATACTCACCTGCAAAGAGCGATTCTGTATTGCCGATCTAATCCGGAACATACGTACACCGAACTGCTAAACCTTAGACAGTCGTTTCACATGGCAACGAACGGCATCCATCCCGGAATGATTGCCTTCGGTGCGTTCGTCAAGTCATTGAATGGGAAAGAGTATCCCGTACACATAACGGACGAGCAATTGCGGGAAATACACACCATTCTATCAGATGTAACCGTTTCGGAGCTATCAGAGGCAAACGAGGCGGTCAAAAAAAAAATAGAGGGAGAGATGTCGATGTACTTCCCTTCGATGGGTGACAGCCCTCAGATTAAAGAGTACTACGATCTGAAATTGCAGCTACTAACCGCAATGTTAGATCAAACAGCTAACGGGACGGATAGAGGCGAGGAAATTCAGTCATTGACCGATCAACTGACAGTGTACTATCCGCCTCGCTGCTTTCAAGGCGAGAAATCGGTAGAGATACAGTCAGATAAGGAGTTTACGGAGATGTGTCTACTTATCACAAAGGAAATGCACATCAATGCAAAGGATATGACGGTTTTTGATTTCTACTCAGCATTCGAGATGATTAAAAGACAAAGTAAAAAAGCTAAAAAGTAAAGAGTATGGCAAACGATGTTAAAGGAATAAAATATAGCGATCTGATACAGCCGGATAACAGCATATCGGAGGCGGTTAAGCAGTTGGAGCAACTGCAAAAGCTGTATGAAACAATGTTAAAGCGTATCGAGGAAGGTGCGAAAGGTCTTCAAAAGCCACTCAGTGAGGGAGGCGGTGCGACTGAGGAAGGACGCAAAAAGATAGATGCCTACGAAAAACAGGTTCGTTCACTGGCACGTGCCGAAGTTGATTTAAAGTTGGCTATGACAGATACCGCTAAGGAGATAGCCGTATTGAAGCGGCAGCAGACAGATCAAACACGGCTTAATAAACTGCAAGCTAAGTTAAATAATTCAATGGCTGGTAGCTACAATGCCCTGTCCGCACAATACGAGCTAAACAAGATTAAGATGAACAATCTTTCACAGTCGTATTTGGAGAATACAGAAGCCGGCAAGCGACTTGTTAGGCAAACGGCTGAGATATACGCAGCGATGGATAAGTACCAAAAGAGCACCGGGAAGCACACACTCAGCGTGGGTAATTACAAGCAAGCGTTTGACGGTTTGGGATTCTCCGTATCACAGGTTGCGAGAGAGTTGCCGTCTTTAGCTATCAGTACTAACACCTTCTTTCTTGCTATCTCTAATAATATCCCGATGGTAATAGACGAGATACAAAAGATGAGGGCGGCAAATGAAGCGGCTGCAAAAGCAGGTGAGGCTCAAGTAAGTATAACCGGTAAACTTATTAAGACGATGTTTTCGTTTAACACAGTTATGGTACTTGTGCTTACTGCGCTATCGATTTGGGGTAAGGATATAACCAACTGGATAGGCAGCCTATTCACTGGAAAGAAGCGGGTGGAGAATTTAACGGGTAGCCTTAAACATATGGCCGATGCTATGCAAAACGCGCGATTAGAAACGGCAAAGGAAACGGTTAAGCTAAACATCCTGTATAAGACGGCAACCAACAACGCCAAATCTACAACCGAACGCACGAAAGCGGTTAAGGCATTGAAGAAAGAGTACCCCGAATATTTCAAGAACTTAAGCGATGAAGAAATTAAGTTGGGCAAAGCGTCTAAAGCGTATAAAGAGGCAACGAAGGCTATTACTGAAAATGCGAAGGCACGTGCGGCACTTGATAAGATTACAGAACTGCAAAAAGAGTTTATAGATACAGATCAAAAGAGGATCGGTCTATTGACGAAGCAAGTACAGGCGCAGGGCGAACTCGCAAAAGCGGAGCAATACACCGCAAAGGTATCGTCTACCATAACAGCAACGTCTACACAGGCAGCGAGTCAATATTATGCAGCGACAGCGAGCAATGTTAATAAACTCAAAGACAATATTAAGGAGTACGGAGATGAGGCGGAGAAACTTGCTAAGAGGCAGAATATCTTAACTAAGTCAATGGAGAATCTTACTAAACTCGTTAGCGTTGATTCGGTGACCGGAAAGGACACTACTAAGGAAAGCAAGAAGAAAGAGTTTGATCTACTGAAAGCGTATGAAGAAAGTCGTGTTGCTCTGATTACAGACGCCCGAAAGAAAGAAGAAGCGGAGATAAGAGAGGCAGCGAGGGCGGAACTCTCTAAACTTCAAAAAGATACAACGGAAAAACAAAGAGCTACGCAACAATATGCTGATACCGTTTATAACATAGAGGCAAAACTACGTAGGGATTTGGAAAAGTTGCGTGAAAAGTGGGAATTAGAGGATTTGCAGAAATCGCATGACTTTATGAACGAACGTCTGAGGGCTGTGCGTGCCGGAACTGGTGAAGAACTATTACTTCAAACGTACCTTCTTGAAAACGAGCGAAAACAAGACGAGCTAAGAATCAAGCAGTCAACGGACACAGAGGCTGTGAAAAACGAACGTCTTTTGATATTACAGCGTGCCTATCAATTAGCGTCTATTAAGCTACGGGAGGACTTCACTAAGAGCCAAAACGAGCGTATAATATCCCGTTCTGTATTCCGCTTGCAGCAAGAACAGCAAGCGAGCGAAGCCGAATTTAACATTGTGCAGAGGTCGGCTAAAGAGCAGGAAGTTTTTCGGTTAAATGCAGAGCGTCAAAAATGGGAACAGATATTAGAACTAACACGCTTATACGGTTCTCAGATTACAGGATACGAGATTAAGACGGTTGAGGACACTATCGCAGGTATAGATAATGCCATCAAACAAAAAGCGTCAGGTTGGGACAGTGAGCAAGGTGTATTTGGCAACCTGTTTGATCTGATGTTCGGAGGTGCGTTCGGTGATAAAGGTGGTAAGTCCGGAAAAGAGCGTTCAGAGGAATTTAAGCAGTCCATCGCAGACGCTTCGGAGTACGCAATAGAGAATCTTAAGAGCGTGGCACAGGCGAGAGTAGAGGCTGCTGAGAAAGCTGTACAGGCAGCCGAAAAGGAAGTGTCAGCACGTCAAAAGGTACTGGACGCTGAGATACAAGCGAGGGCGAACGGATACGCCAACAACGTAGCAACCGCACAAAAAGAACTTGATTTCGCACGCAAACAGCAAGAAAAGGCTCTGAGGGATAAGAAGAAGGCACAGAAGCAACAGGAACGCATAGATACGCTTATGCAGGCAAGTTCTTTGGTGACTGCGACCGCTAACCTGTGGAAAGATTTAGGACTTGCTGCTATTCCAGCAATCGCTCTTATGTGGGGGTCTTTTGCTTTCGCTAAGATCAAAGCCTCTCAGTTATCTAAAGCCTCAGACCAGACGGAGGAATACGGTAACGGTACGGTCGAGATGATTGACTACGGAGGCTCACATGCTTCGGGCAATGACGTTGATTTAGGCACAACGAAGGACGGCAAGCGCAGACGGGTAGAGCGTGGTGAATATTTCGCTGTAATCAACAAACGTTCATCTCAACGTTATAGACGCTTAGTTCCGGACTTGATTAATTCGCTAAATAAGGGTACTTTTGAACAGAAATACTTAAACGCCTATTCCGGTAGTGATGAAGTAACGAATATAATGCAAGGTTCAACGGTTGATCTGTCTAAGGTCGAAAAAGATCTGAAATCAATCAAAGAACAAGGTCGTGTTAAGTACATCACGGGTGCGGACGGTACGATAATTGAGGTAAGGGGAAATATTAAACGAATAATTAAATCATAATGAAGGCAATTATTAGAATTTTGTTTTTTGTGTTGTGTGGGTTGTTATGTTCATATTTGGAACTTGTGTACGATCATAATAGTTTTGATATTTGGAACGGCTTATCACCGAAAGAAATAGTTTCAGATATAGGTAGTTGTTTTGTTACTACTATTTTTGTTGTAGTCGTTTTAAAGTTGCTATATTCCACGTTTAAAACATACAAATAAGATGAACGTTAAAGATTTGCGGTTTAAATTGGGGGGTGTAGAAATACATCCCCACTATTCAGAGCTAAAACGGAAGTTTGGCAAAGAGAATCAACAGGAGTTTTTCAGAGAGTCGATAGAGGGGAGTTTAACGCTGATCGGGGCGGACTACCTTCTTGTTAAAAATGCGAGTATTGAGGATATTTTGTACTTGCAGATAGAGCAGAAGGATAAAGGGCAGCTATCAACGCAGTATCAAGTAATATTTGAGGGCTATTTCAGTAAGACAGATTGTGAGATAGATAATGATAATCGGAGTTGCAAAGTCAAGATAAGCCCACGAGATGAATATACCGATATTATGAAGGGTATTGAAAACAAATACGATCTTATCAAGCTTGCACCCGGTTTGACGCAAATAGGAGTGTCGAAGCGTCCTATTGTTCAAGTTTATATTGCAGGGTCTCCCACAATATCGAACTACCTTGCAGGCACTCACTACGAAACTGAGGTTTCAAACGTTGTAACTGATAATAAGGAATTAACAGATAAGAACTTCTTTGCCTTCTTTGCTGCATATAACGAAGTAGAAATAAAGGCAGTGCCTTATCAGTCTTTTAACGGAAAGTATTACGGAACGAACGGTAATTATTCAAAATTAGACGGGAACTATACATTAACATGGAAGTATGTAGATTTGAGTCAAGGGTTTTTAATACTTAAAAACAGGAATGGAGATATGCTTTTTAGATCAAATGCGCTTGTTTGGGGAAATAGGAATTATTTCTATATAGATGTTTCTGAGTTGACCTTTACAAGATTAGTTGAAGAGCCTACATTCCCTCAGTCGTTTGGGGGAAATACGGTATTACTTCAAAAGGTGTTCCAAAGAATGTTGCTTAACCTTCCGGAGTTGGACGGTAAACCTACCGGGAAACTATCATCAGAGGACGTTTACCCTACCAATAGTAACTACATGTATGCCGCACCATTAAAGGGGAACTACTTTTATACGTCTACGAAGGTTCAGAACGAGCCAACAGAGTATGGCGTAAACGATGAAGGAAAATACTTTGTTGACAACTTTCTCCCTGCCGTTGTTGGAGCGGGTAAACTGTATCCGGTGTGTCGGTCAAGGTGGGGGAATATGTCTATATGGTTCGAGTATGATTTAGGGTATAACGCATTGGAAGAAAGGGCACGAAAGAAGTACATTCTTAAGCACTCCTTTGCCATCAGTGACGCAATAAAGGCGCTACTCACACAGGTGGACCCAACATTGCACCATGAAGCTACAACGGACTATTCACGTTTCTTATACGGTACGTCTAATCCGTTGACTGGCGCACCTTATAGAGTATTTATCACGCCAAAGAGTAACATTCTAAAGGGTGAATATGATCAGTCAGCTAAGAAGGCAGAAGCGACACTTAGCGACATATTTAAGATGTTGCGTGACACAATGAAACTATACTGGTTTATAGACGGTGATAAACTGAGGATAGAGCATATATCATACTTCATGTCCGGAGGCTCTTATACTGGTACTGGTACGGTCGGCATAGACTTAACTAAGTTAAGGTATGCAAAGAGTGGACAACTATTCACATTTAAGACTAACACGCTTAAGTATGATAAAACAGACCTGCCGTCACGCTTTGAGTTTTCATGGATGGACGACACTACGAATACTTTTGCAGGTTTCCCTATTGATGTAAAGTCAAACTATGTACAGGAGGGGAAGAAAGAGGATATTCGAGTAGCTAACTTTTCGTCTGATGTTGACTATATGCTGCTATCACCGGGTGACTTTTCTTCAGATGGTTTTGCGTTGCTTGGTGCGGTTCAAAAGTCCGGCAAATGGGAGCTGCCGTTTGTTACGGTGCCGTTGACGGATAAGTCGGGTAACAACTACACCGTCACGCCCCAGAACGGTTACATGTCATTCCTACACCTTGTGAAGTACTACATGTACGATATGCCAGCCGCTAACATTGAACACGAAGGAGATAAAACGGTGACTGTACAACGGCTGAGGCGAAGTATGACACAAGACTTATCATTCACTTATGACACAACACCGGATCCGATCAAGCTAATGACTACGGACGTGGGGAATGGGAAGCCTCTAACAATGACTGAGGACTTGACTACCCGTGAAATAACCGTTTCACTCACATATACCCCCTCTTAATAGGGGGTATTTTTGTATATTTGCCCAATAATCAAATTCTTATAAACATGAATACATTCAACAACTTTAGTCCGTTAGCTTTCAGAGAGAAAAGTCAGAAAGCTACGTATAAAAAATGGTACGCCTACGGTAAGGAGTTCGCTTTGCCGTTTAGTACAACCGAATTGCCACCGTTTCAGTTTACAGTTGCCAATCTGCCATCATTTGACCCTACTACGGTAGAGGTGTTTCTTGTGAATGAAGCTACCGGAGTGAGATCCGGAACGGGTATCAAAATAAAAGTTGATACGATGAACGAACATAACTCAGTTTTATACGTATCACCCGGGAGCAATGTGTATGCTAAATCAATGGAGCCGGGTGTATATCGTGCCGAGTTTGCTATACCCGAAGGTGAAACATACGTATCCACGCCTATTTGCGTAACGGAAGGCATTGAAACTAATACCAACTTCGTTAAATTGGAATATTGGAATGATGAAAAGTTGGCTTATCCTAATGGCTTCGTTACAACTGGTACGGATAATGATTTCAAATTTCAGATGTATATCCCGACTACCTTCTTTAAACCGAAATACGAGTTTGAGGAGGAAATAACTAAGCGTGCAGGCTATAAGTTTCTCGAATTGCAGACTTGCAACAAAGTGTTCGGTTTTAACTTCCTCGCACCGGAGTATATTTGCGATGCGCTTCGTTTAGTGCGCCTGTCTGACTATATCCGTTTCACGCATGACGGCGAGTATTACAACGCTCTGAACTTTGAGTACACCCCCGACTGGCAGGATAACGGATATTTGGCTGCCATTGAATGCCAATTTGAAACAGATACAATCATTCAGAAACTCCCTTCTTTCAATCGGAGAGATAGAGAGTCTTTTTATAATGCCCTACTCGCTGACATAGACACTCCAATTCTGTTTAGTCCGGACGTAGTAGGGCTGTATTACCGTGAATTTAAACAGGGTGAACCTACTATTAAAGGTAAATTGATTCGGGAACTGTCACCAATTGATCTGATAGACGAAAACACCACCATCGCCGTTGATATGGGTGCGGGTGAGGCACGCAAATTTAACCTTTACCGCATGTTAGAGGGATACATCTCGAAGAATCACGAAGATGTAACGGAGTTCCTTTTGTCCCTACGTGGAGGTGTTAATATAGGTACACCGAATACAAGCGGTGAGTATCCTGCAAGCGTAGACAGGGACGGGAACGCTAAGTTAAAGGACATACAGGGGAATGATGCAACGTTGAACAACGTCACAGGAAAAGAAGCTACGTTTAAAACTGTGGAAACCGGTTTCTTAACTGTTAACAAGACTTCCGCAACAATTGACGGAATGGGTAATGCAAATGTAACCGATTTAACAGCAAGAGGTGACTCTATGTTGCGCAGCGACGTGTATACAGGGTCCAAAAATGGAAGTCATACCGGAAAGATTACGAAAGAAGGACAGTTGCAGTACCTCTCAGCTATTATTTACGAGTTCCTTTCGTCTGAAACGTTCGTTCCCGGCTTCTTGGGTGAGGGCTTTAAAATATGGTTGGAGAATGGTAACTGGCATATCGAATGCGATAACCTAACCGTCCGCCAAACTATGAACATCTTTGAGTTGCTTATCCAAAAGATTCGTAGCGTAAACGGCGCCATTGTCGTATCTCAATCAAACGGTAAGGTTGCAGCCGTTGAGGATACCGGAACGCAGTACAAAATCACGTTCGGAGAGGAATTTCCTACCTTTCAAGAAGGTGACTTGATACGCTGCCAGTCGTGGAGTAAGAACAACCTTAAATTCTACTGGGTAGAGGTAAAGACAGCGGCAGACGGTTATGTTCTTTGCGATAAGTCTGAGTTCAACAACGTTGTTCCGGCTGTCGGCGACGAAGTTGTACAGATGGGTAACACGAAGAATGCGGAACGGCAAGCGTTGATTTATATCACAGCACAGGAAAGCGGCAAGCCGTACATTGAGATTCTGAACGGTGTCAAGACAAAGAGTCTAACCGGGACAGACCGCACCCGTCTTGGCGATTTGTCTAACATTGTAGACCCCGATTTTACAGGTGAGGCGGCTGTGAAAGGGACCGGCTTCTATTCTACGAATGCTTTCTTGAAAGGTATCTTTGTATTGCGCAACGGAAAGCGTGTAGAGGACGAAATTAAGATCGCAAAGGATGCAGCCGATCAAGCGGCAAAGGACGCAGCGAACGCAGCGCAATCGGCACAGGAAGCGAAAAACAGGCTTAACAAATGGGCCGATGATGGCTTTATCTCACCGACTGAGAAGCCTGCATTGATTGACGAAGGGAAGCGCATTCAAGCGGAGTATCTGCAAATAAAAGCGAATGCGGACAAATACGGTGTTCTTGTTACTGAATACACAGAGGCGTATAACAACTATCTGAACGAACTACGTTATCACTCAGCAGCGATACCAGAAGATATTGCAGTCCGTCCGGAGTTGGCACAGAGTCAAACGGCTTACTACGACAAACGTAACGGAGCGTTGAATGCAATTGCTACGACTTCAAAGGACTATGTAGATAACGCCGACAAACAGCTAAAGGAATACTTAGATACTGAAATAACAGCTATCCCTGGTAAGATTGAACTCGCTGTACGTAGTCTGAAGGTGTCTACTGGTAACTTATTGAAAGAGTCTAATAGAGTTCAAGAGCAATTAAATTATCAATTCGGAGGGTATGCATACGATGTTTTACCGATAATAGGAAAAGATTATACGCTTACTTTGTGTTATACGCTCGGTGCAAATAATACTGCAATACAGATATATTCAGATGATGGTTATAACCATATTGGTGAGTATACAACAAAGGGGAACGCAGTTATAGAATCAAAGAAAGTAACTTTTACTGCTTTCAATGACAGAAACGGGATGCGTTTTTATCAACAACCAAATGGCACATATGGTTCTAAAGTACACTGGGCGGTTTTAAGCGAGGGAAACGTAGGTACTACAAACTGGTTGCCATCTACCAATGAGGGATTAGTAGGCGGTCAAAACCTTGTATTAAATTCCGGAATGTGTATCAGTGCTTACACATTATTTCCTATGTCTAAATCGTATTACGAACTGAGAGGGAAAACCGTTTGTATTTCATTTGATTATGAATATAGTAATCTCGTATTAGGTAGCAATAACCGTTTTGGACTTGAAACGGAAGTACCAACGGGAGGCGGAACGGCTTATTTCAGTACGTGGATTTATTTAGATTCAACTTCCCCCGTATCGGGAAGAGGTAGAAAAACATATGTTTATAACCTTAGAGGTGATATTGAAGACAGCGGATTGAAACACATTCAAGCACATGTACAGGTTGGTGCGGGGACTGTTGTTAAAATGTGTAATTTTCAAGTAGAGATAGGATATACGCCAACTGAATGGAAGCCAGCACCGGAAGATACGTTAAACGAGTCCATTAAATATACCGATACTCAGATTTTAGCTATTGACGGGAAAATTGAACTATCCGTTAAAACTAAGGTAGAAAATTTGGGAATAGGAGCTAACAATTTGTATAGCTACACGAGTTCACCGCTTAATCAAATGAGTCCTGAGCCAATGACTATAACAAGGCTTATAAGTGAACACGGTTTTTATTTTGCGGGTGCAAAAGGCAATCGGTCCTTTGTTAGAATACCTAATGTTATACCGCCTATACCCGGAAAATACACTGTTTCCGGATGGGTCAAAGGTAGCCAAAATGCCCAAGCTGGTTTTACTATCGATGTGTGTGATTCTGAAAACGTAATTGTTAGGTCTAATGCACAAAATACATGGAGCTATTTTAAGCACACTTTCGATGTTACGAACAATACAGAAGAGCAAAGCGGTATATATAATTTTGTTGATATAGAAAGAATTGATTGGGCTCATATATGGGTAAAAGACTTTAAAGTAGAAGCGGGTGAAATTGCAACCGCATGGAGTCCAAACGAGGCAGACTCGGTGTATTTTTCAAAAGAATATACAAGGTCACAAATAGACATTGTTGAAGGTAAGATAACATCCACCGTTGAAAAGATTAATACGGTTGACGGTAAAGTAACTGGACTTGCTTCACGTGTTACACAGACCGAAAGCAGTATTAATTCTGTGGTCGAAAGGGTAGACGATCAAGGCAGGCGGTTAAGTGCGGCTGAGTTAACATTAACGGCAGATAATGCGAGGATCGGAGTTGTCGAGAACGGTTTAGTAAATACCGGAATAAACATCACATCCCGTAAAATCGTCCTAAAGTCAGACAACGTTCTCTTTCAAAACAATGCAGGTCAACAGACAGCCGCCATCAACGCAAACGGTCGCTTGACTGCCAACGTTATTGAGGCGGGCGAGGTTGTTGCGAATGGCTTTGCAGCGCAGAGAATAACAACGGGAAACTTGACTGTGACAGATGGTGCGGTGATTGCGGGAATGACTATTTCTGGAGGTGTCCTAACTGGTAAGAATATTAATATTACAGATGGCGCAAAAGTAGGTAGTTTTACTATATCAAGCGGTATATTTTCCGCACAAGAAGTTCCGGCAGGTATACAAATGACTCTAGCGGGCAATGCCGCTACTTTTGATAGTAGTGGAGTACGCGTAGAGAATAATTCGGGCAGCTATGCGTTGACTACTACGGGCAAAGGGAAAATATTCTTAACAGGTTCGGATTTTTGGGTCCAGTGTAAGGACGTTGATTTTATGGGTGCTCAAACATGGAAAGCCCCAGGTGTTTTTTATGCATGTACGATTTTGGCAAACGGAGCAATTGGTAAAACATGGGGGAACCCTGACTTTCACATAACAAGAGTAATTAAAAACTCAACAGGGAGATATACTGTTTATACGACTGGTTCGAATGGAGATTACTTTGTTATGATTACAGGGTATAATGTTACTTTATGGCTCAGTACAACAGTAGAACCATACTCCGAAGGGCAGTTTACGTACAAAGTATTCGATGTAAATAATGGCATGACTGACAGCGCAGTTATTATTTATTTTTGTGGCATGGTTAGGTAGTTTAGTGTTTTAATTGACGGTAAGTTGGTTTTATCCTTCTTACCGTTTACCTTTGTAGCAAATAATTTATTCATTCACAATTAAATATCAATTTTTATGGCAACAAAAGAAGCTATTTTTAGTTTGGAGAGCGTTAAGTACTCTAAAGAAACACAGATTTTAGATTATAGTTTTGAGACTGATAACGGACTTTTTAAAGGTCAGATTACAATCGAACAGCAACCGGAGCAGGTAAAGCAGATTACTCACTGTACGGCTGAGGTGTCTGTTAAGGAGATGGTGCAAGTCCCTGGAACGGATAACACGCCTACCATGCAGGAACAATACGTGAAGTTGGGCACTTTGTCGATGTCGCAGGCTCGTTTTGAACTTAATCAATTCCCTTTACACGAAAAGACACCCGTTTTGTTGGGAGATTTTCAGAACTATATCTTTGCATTAACTAAACAATCAGAATAATGTCACAGGAACAAATTAGGCTGCTGATGGTATCCACATGTAGTCCTATTCTTGCATTCTTAACACCGACATCCGGATTCTTAACGGCACTTGTGTTTATGTTTGTCTTTAACATAATTTGCGGTATGCGTGCGGACGGTGTAAGCGTGTCAATCAAAGGTGCTCAGAGATTCACTATCTTTAAATTCGTATCGGCTTTACAGGAGTTTTTGCTGTATATGATGATTATAGTAGTGATATTCTCAGCCGTAACTAAGATGGGAGATAAAGACGCTGCTGTCATGTGCGCAAAGACAATCACGTATGTGTTTATGTACGTTTACTTATGTAACGGTTTCCGTAACTTGTGCATGACATACCCAAACAACAAAGGTTTCAAACTGATCTATCACATCATTAGATTTGAGTTTAAGAGGCTGATGGGCGAACATGTATCAAAGATTATCGAAGAGCAGGAGGAGAAAGAGAAAGAGAAACAAGTTATTCACAAGGGGGTATAATTCCCCCTTTAAACATTTAGATTATGAAGTATTTTACGATTAAAGAACTTACAAAGTCCTCTACGGCTGAAGCTAAGGGGATAGATAACACCCCAACACCGGAGGTTGAGCGTAATTTAACGGCTTTGGTTGATAACATCTTAGACGGTGTTAGGGAGATTTACGGTAAACCTATCACAGTCAATTCGGGCTATCGGTGCCCGGAGTTAAACAAGGCTGTCGGAGGTTCTGCAACGTCCGATCACGTAAAAGGTTTTGCGGCTGATATTACCGGAGGTAGTAAGGAGGAAAACGAACGGTTGTTCAACATCATTAAGCACAACTTTCATTTCTCCCAGTTAATAGACGAGAAGAATTTTAGTTGGGTGCATGTCTCTTACAACCCTAACAACTTGAAAAACCAAACACTGAAATTATGAAAGCTAAAATAACAGCCATAGCAGCGTTTTCTATCCTTTGCCTACTAATTGTATGCCTTCTTAGGTATAACGCGAAACTGAGGGAAGAAAACGGCATTCTGAACAGGAATGTAAGTGTACTTACTACTCAGAATGTAGCATATCGCACGGAGTCAGGCAAATCAGCGATGAAAGCGGAGGAGCTAAACCTTACTTTGCGCCAGTACCGGAATACATTACAAGGTAAAGACAGCACTATAAAGGACTTGAAACAAAGTATCAAAGACCTAAAGAGTCATACAAGCATCCAAACGTCAACGGAGAGCGTATTTTCCGGCTCTCTACGTGATAGTATTATCATTCGTGATAGTTTGGTTGCTGACACATTGAAATGCTTAAATTTCGCCTCAAAATGGGTAGATGTAAAAGGCTGCATAGAGCATCCTGATACATTTGCGGGTAAAGTAACCGTTCGGGACAGCTTGGAGTTGCTAAACATAGAGCACAGGAAGCGTTTCTTATGGTGGAGATTAAAGAAGGTGAAGTATAGGGAGTTTATTGTAACCAGTAAAAACTCGGATACTCAAATACTTGATTTAAAGGTGACTACAATAATTAAATAGTTAACGTTGGTTAAAGCTATTGTAGGTATAAAAATAATGCCTACATTTGCACTCAGAGAATTACAAATAAATAAATTATTAATCATTTCTTTATTGGTAAGTCTTTATGTAGAAGCAAACGTATCATTAACAAAGCGTTGTTAATAATTGCAATCATGGTTAATATTAAGTTATTATAGCCTATTGGTTTGAGAAAATAGATAGGCTTTTAAAAAGGAGGTTTCTATTCATAAATATATAATATAGGTTAATTAGTTAGGTAATTGTTGTTTATTGGATTTTTTGTCATTTTTCATTTTTCCCCGTTGCTTGTGAAAGTAGCGGGGTTTTTTATTGTCTTATCTCAGATGTGCAAACGTTAAATTAGTGTTAAAGATTAAAGTTTTGCTTTGTAATTTAAAGTTTTGTTTTATATTTGCAGTGTCGAAAGAAACAAAGTAGTAACATTAAAGCATACGATTATGAGACTTAAAACATGGTATTTTAGAGAATCTTTTGCTAATTATACCGATTCGGTTAGAGCAAAAACAATTAGAGGTGCATTGACTCAGATTAAGAAAAAACAGCGTGAATGCGCTGAAAAGTTCGGGCATACGGTATTTTGGACTATCTTTGAAAACGAAATGGTCGACTCAAATATACGCTGCATATTGGTAACGTATGTGTTTTCAAACGGAGATATTAAACAAGATGTATTATAATTAAAAATTAGAGCTATGACAATCGAACAAATTGAAAAAGGTAGAAAATTATTAGATGAACTTAATGTTTGGAAAGCAAGGTACGAACAATGTCAAAATAGGAGCCTTGCATGGATCACTATTAAAAGAAACAATTGCGATAATGTTTGTTTTGATGGAACGGAAGACGTTTTATCTAGTCGATTCTTCCATGAGGTCGAATTGAAATACGGTGATTTGTGTGAAAAACAAATAGAGTTGTTAACTAAAGAACTTGAAGAATTGTGAAATTTATTAAGAAGCAAAGTGATAAGATACTGATAATCACAAGGGACGAAGCGTTTGATGTGTACGTCCGCAATCACCCAGTTATAAGTAGACTTATTAGGGAGATCGGGATAGAAATTATTCAGCAAGCGTACTACGGCAATCATATAGCCCGAATACCGATTGGGACAGATGATAAGGATATTTTAAATACCATCTATCAAGTATTAGAGAATGACGGATATAAACATTCCTTCGATATAGTAGAAAAGGTTTTAACAGTAAATATATTATAAACAGCAATTTTAAAGTTATGAATAACATTATTAAAGTTGGCGAAACTATAAACGCAAGGGAGTATATGACTTCAAGAGAGATTGCAGAAGTAACTGGAAAAGAGCATAAAAATGTGTTAGCTGCAATTAGATTAATGGAAGGAGCATGGGGTAAAGTTACTGGGCTAAGTTTTAAGCTCAGTGAATATACGGACCCCACAGGTCGCAAACTTCCTATGTATAAGCTAACAAAAACAGAATGTTTGTATATAGCAACTAAGTTCAATGATGAAGCGAGGGCTAAACTTGTTATCCGGTGGGAGGAACTTGAAACAAAGGAAAGACAAACCGTACCTGCTCTTCCTCAGACATATTTAGAAGCCTTGAAAGCATTAGTTTTATCAGAGGAACAAAAGCAAGTTCTTTCATTGGAAAATGAATCAATGAAGCCAAAAGCCGATTATTTCGATACTTTAGTGGAAAGAGGAAGTAATTTAAATCTAAGAGATACGGCTAAGATGATAGGAGTTTCTGAACGTTTCTTTATAGAATATTTGTTATTGAATGGATACTTATATAGAGATGCTAAAAGAAGATTAAAACCGATAGCCAAATATGTAGGTAAGTATTTTGTTCTAAAGGAATGGGCCAGAGGCGAAAATACAGGATCCCAGACATTAGTGACCGTGGAAGGAAAAGATAAGTTCTATCAATTAATCAATAAGTAATCAATTTTAAAAATTAATCAATTATGAAAACTTCAAATTATTTGTTCAGTGTTTTAGTAGGTTTGTGTTTGATGGCTATTGCCGCTTTTCTTTCGTCTTGTGGCGATGAAGAAACGAGATATGAAACGAGTTATTCGGTTATAGTACCGGAGTGGCAAACGGTGTACGTAGAGGGTGAGTGTACAACGAATGTAGCCTTATATGTTTGGGATAAGGTAGAGCTAACGTCAGACTACGTAAAAGTGTATTCAATGGGACATGTGAATTATCTGAAAGTGACATCTACCGAAATTGATGTTTACGGTTTTATCATTTACCACATTGACGGATATAACAAAGAGACTATTCAATACCACCCGAAAGACGGTGTTCTTCGACACTCTCAGCAATTAAACGGAGCTGAAATAACCGTTGTTTTTAGACCATTACACTAACATTAAAACCTTCCGGAGTACAGGTCAACCGGGTAAACAACAAATACACCACCACCGCAACAACAACAGCCACAGCAGCCGGAAAATAAGCCTCAGGGCGAACAGGTTTACACAAGAGCGTTTAAAGTAAAGTTAACGAGGGAACAGGCATTTAAACTGGCTGACTTTATGAAGGCAAACAACATTGAGTTTGATAGCATTAAACTATAAGAGGGGATATTCCCCTCTTTTTTCATTCCATTCACAAAGGTTAATTTCATGTTAAAACCTAAAGTTTTGCTTTGTGTTTTAAATTTTATCTTTATATTTGCAGTGTCAAAAGGAAACAAAGTAGTAACAATTAAAAAATAAAGATTATTATGACATCAAAACAGTTTTGTGAAAGAATGTACGGAATGTATAAATTATTATGTGGTAATGGGCGCGCACAGTGTACGAATGATAGATTTTCATGCTGTTATACGAAAGAGAATACAGTTTTAACGGATGCCATTATCCGTGCTTGTAGCGTTCGCAATATACCGTTTACAATTGACTGCAACAAACATTGCGTTAACTTCGTAGTAGATTTTAGCAAGTAATTAACAGGGTGATATTTCTATCACCCACAAAACAAATATTATGGTTATAAAAACAAGGTTTAACGTTGGTGAGGAAGTGATGTACGGTGCACATAAAGATCCGTTTAGAGTACACTCCATTGATATTTACGTAAGTAAAAAGGGCAAGAACGTAAATTATCTCGTTCAGAGTCAATATGGTTTTCTTCGTAGAGTGAGAGAAAATGATCTAATTAGATATCAAGTTGAAAATAACAAATAAATTATGAAACAGTATTTAGATTTACTTTCTTATGTTTTGAATTATGGTGAAAAGCGAGAGGACAGAACCGGAACGGGAACTATCAGCGTTTTCGGAGGTACTCAAAAGGTTTACGATCTTCGTGACGGCTTCCCGCTTGTAACCACTAAAAAGCTATTTACAAAGGGTATTATACATGAATTGCTTTGGTTTATTAAAGGCGATACCAATATTAAGTACCTGCTTGAAAACGGTGTTCATATTTGGGACGCATTTACGGTGCACAATGGCGTGAATGGCGTGTTAATAGCAGGACTAAAATAGATCAGCTTAAATCAGTCATTGATATGATAAAGAATGACCCTTATTCACGTAGATTAATCGTCAATTCGTGGAACGTTGGCGACATCGATAAAATGAACTTGCCTCCCTGCCACTGTTTTTACCAATTTTACGTATCAAAGGACGGCTTTTTAGACCTGCAATTGTATCAACGTAGTGCAGATTTATTTTTGGGAGTTCCGTTCAATGTAGCGTCTTATTCGTTGTTGCTTGCTATGGTGGCGCAGGTGTGTAATCTGAAGCCTCGTAAATTCATTCATACGTTGGGTGATGCTCACATATATTTGAATCATGTTGAGCAGGTAATGATGCAATTAGATCGCATTCCGTTGCGATTGCCGGAACTGGTTTTGAATCCTTCCGTTACCGATATTTTTGACTTCAAATTTGAGGATATAGATATTATTAATTATAACAGCCATTCGGCAATTAGAGGGGAGGTAGCAGTATGAATGAAGATGAAACTGTAAGATTTTTAGCATGCAATAAAATCGATTATTACGAAAGATACCTTAATATGGAATCTGTGTATTATCTAAAAAACTTGTATAAGAGAAACTTAAATATATTTTTAAAAGGTAGGATATTAGACGCTATCAATCGCAAGTTATCCGGTATGTAATTTAAAAGGGGAATGCAACACTATGTATTCCCCTTTTTTCGTTCTATCCTCACGGACTAAACGAGTCAATAAACAATAAGTAGTAACAAGTATTTAAGAAAAGTTCTACAAAAATAGTTCTAACAGTCGTTCTATGCGTATATTCCCAGCGTTTTAAATTTCATTAACTATAAAATTAAAGAATTTCTTTGCATATTTAAAGTTTTGCCTTATCTTTGCATTGTTGAATTAAGTAAGTAACAATTAAAAGTAGTATATATGAATCAGAATGAAGTACATGTTTGTCCGTATTGCGGAGGCGATTTATACCTCTGGCAATCTTATCCGGTTTTTAGCAAAGAACATTGCGATTACGATTGTGAGCCGGAACAAGAAGAAGAAAATATTTATAAATGTAGTGAATGTGGAAGGGAGGTAATAGATGTCGAGTGATTTTAAGATTAATGAAGCCATTTTAAACGCTAAGTTGAAAGGCTTAAAAGTGAGTAAAAAAGAGATAGCTGAAATGTTGTGGGAGGATACAAAGCCTAAATCAAGAACGGTCAACATGTCCTCACTTTGCAACCGTAGGACACGAAAGATCAATATTGAATGGGTGTCAAAGATATGTGAGGCTACCGGAGTGGACGCAAATTTTCTGTTTAACATAAAACTAAAAAACAATGATTAAAAATTTATCAAAGATTCAAAACGAGATGAACGTCAAAAAAGGACGTTATAATAAGTTCGGTGGGTATTATTACCGTTCATGTGAGGATATTTTGCAAACGGCAAAAGAGGTATGCGATAAATACGGCTGTTATGTGAATGTAACCGATACAATCGAATATATTGAAGGAAGATTCTACGTTAAAGCGACTGCAAAGGTTGTGGATATTGAAACCGGAGAATCAGAAACGGCAACTTCATTTGCACGTGAGGAAGAAAGCAAAAAAGGAATGGACGGTGCACAGTTGACCGGTGCAACATCAAGCTACGCACGAAAATACGCCCTGTGTGGACTTTTTGCAATTGACGACAGCATAGACAACGATTCATTAAACGGAACGCAGGAAAACGAAGGAAAAGCGTCAAACAAGAAGGTCTCTGATAAATCATCAGATCAGTCAAAACAGTCTCAAAGTCAAATATCTATTTTGATCGGATACGTAAACGAGTGTACAACGTTGCAGCAACTCGGAGAGCTATTTAGAGCCAATCAAGCATATCAATCTAATAGTGATTTTATGAATGCGCTTTCAAAGAAAAGGGCCGAAATTGAAAACAATAAGTAATAATCAATAAAAAGTAACAAGTTATGAATGACATTACAATATTGCCAAAATTAAACGAATCAAACGTTATCTACATTGAAGATACGCATGAGTATTTCACACCGGACTTTAAGAAATTGCATGGTATAACCGGATTTATCAACGAACAATTGTTTCCCGGTAAACTTGATGGTATTCCCGAAAGCGTTTTAGCCCTTGCTACTGAGCGAGGAAAACGAGTGCATGAAGAATGTGAAAACATAGATAACGAAGGAATTGAAGCCGAATCAAAGCAAGGTGAAAACTACCTCAGGCTAAAAAGTGACTTCGGACTAACTCACATTGCCTCAGAATATATAGTAACAGATAACGAGTTTATTGCATCACCGATTGATAAGGTGTATTTAGGCAGATACTCCTATTCTGTTATATTGGGAGATATAAAAACTACCTACAAATTAGATATGCTATATTTATCATGGCAATTATCTATTTACGCATATTTTTTCGAGAAGCAGAATCCGCATTTGAAGGTAGACGCTTTATTGGCAATATGGCTGAGAGGCGAGGATACGGACAATATTGTACAGGTTGAACGTATACCGGATAACGAGATAGAGATATTTCTTCAATGTTGCAAAGAAGGCTTGAAATACGTAGATAATTGCAGTGCTGATTCATACGTTGCTAAATTAAACGATCTCCCTGCAAAGGTTAGCAACGTTGAGGAATCAGTATATCAGTTAATCGAAATGCAAAAGACGCTTGACGAACAAATGAATAAGTTTAAATCTCAGTTACTCGAAATGATGAAAGAGGCGAAAGCAGATAATATCAAAGGTGACTTGATTACAATCACACGAAAGAAGGCATATCAAAGAGAGTCATTTGACGCAAAAGCAATGAAAGACAAGTATCCTGACGTGTACGATGAATTTGTTAAGTTGTCAGACGTGAAAGAATCTATTCAAATTAAAGCGAAATAATTATGGTTATAGATGAAAAGATAGCGAACGAGATCGGCTTAGAGGCTGCTGCCGTATATTCGGAAATGATTCTTATCCTCTGCACAGGAATGTACAGAGAAAAGTTCAAGGGGTGTCGAGTTAAACAAGTCCCTAACACTGTTTTCGTTTCGATAGCTAAACTTAAAGAAGTGATACCCTTCATGTCTACGAAGAAATTGTATAATGCCGTAAATCGCCTCGTAGGACACGGATATATAAAAGAGGCTAATTATCGGTTACCAGGGATGAACACGACTAAATGCTATCAGATGGTAGAGAGATAGAGCCGGTTCTGATTGTGATATGCACCCCGCTTACAAACGTTGTAAGTGGGGTGTTTTTTTTGTAAGTGGCTGATATTCATCCGGTTATGAATATTGTAATATGAAATGCATTATTCTATTCAATGGTGTCCGTTTAATAGACACCATTATTGTTATGCGTATATTATCGTAGAGGGGTATTAGTTTAATTAACACCCTTTGGGTCTGCTTATTTTTCAGCATACCCCTAAAATTTGATTTGCTCTAATTATCAGATAGTTGCAAATAAATAAATGTTAAAGCGTGAAATAATGGCATTAATGTTTAATATGCAAACTTATTTTCTTATCTTTGCATAGTCGAATCATTAAACATTAAACAATATGAAATTAGAAAACCTTATTAAAGTTAAAAATTACGCTGAATATATGCGTTGTAGCCATGCTTGGATATTAAAACTTATGAAAGCAGGCAAAATAGATTATGTTAGAATAGACGGAATACATTTCGCTGTTTTGAGTGACGATGAATTGAAGTCTTATACGGAGTTTAGAAATGGGCTTAACGAATTGTTAAGCAAATAATAGTATCAATCATTAAAATTTTAGCAAAATGAAAGAATTAGTATTTAAAGGAGAATCGAATCAAGTTTTAACAAATAGCTTATTGGTAGCTGAAAAGTTCGGGAAAGATCATAAGAGAGTTTTGCAAGACATTCGAGATTTAAAATGTAGTAATCAATTTAGACAGCACAATTTCGTGCTCTCCTCTTATTGTAACGATCAGAATAGAGAACTACCTATGTATGTGATGAATAAAGATGGTTTCACTCTTTTAGTTATGGGTTATACTGGTGAAACTGCAATGAAATTTAAGGAAGATTATATAGGCGCATTTAACAAAATGGAAGAAGCAATAAAGAACGGAGGTTTTAATGTCCCTAAATCATTCCGTGAAGCCTTGTTGCTTGCAGCCGAACAACAGGAAGTTATCGAAAATCAGCAAAAACAGATCGAGGAAAAGAACGCAAAGATAGAGGCTGACAAACCGAAAGTTTTATTCAGCGAAGCCGTCGAAGCGTCTAAGAAGTCTATTCTTATACGTGAACTGGCAAAGATAATCACTCAAAACGGTTATCATATTGGAGAAAAGCAATTGTATGAACGCCTCAGAAAAGCGGGCTATCTTTGCAGTGTCGGAGAGTCACGCAATCAGCCGTCTCAAGCATACATGAACATGGGTCTGTTTGAGATTAAGAAACGGGTGATAGTAACTGGTGAGGAATCTAAGGTTTGTACAACTACGGTTTTAACTCCGAAAGGAGTAAGGTATTTTGTTAATAAGTTTTTAGGTAAGAAGTAAATAACATGGCGGGGTAATACCCGCCTATAAAAATGAATATTATGATACATTGTTTTGATGATAAAATAGCAAAGGAACTGGGTATAGAAGCTGCATGTATCTTGCACAATTTTGCATTTTGGATAAATAAGAATATAGCAGATAATCACAACTATTTTGAAGGTAGATACTGGACTTATAACACAAGGGAGGCGTTATCTAAACTATTCCCATACATGAACCCATTGAAGATATATAGAGTTATCGGAAAGTTGGAAGAAGAAGGATATATATTAAAGGGAAATTTTAATAAATCACGTATGGATCGAACAACGTGGTATGCGCTTACAGAAAAGTGTATTAACATGTTAGTTTCATGTGGTTATACGATAATAGGATACTCTGATACGAATTATCAAAAATGCAAAATGCAAGTTGAAAATGTGAAAAATGCAAGTTGCATGAATGAACAGACTATACCAGATAGTATATATACAGATAGTAATACTAAATTGACTAACGTCAATTATAGTATAGCCACGCGCGAAGAAACGGATTTATTCGAAGTTGAATCAAATAACGATCCTCTACCCTCTGAAGTATTTGGATTCACCGCTAAAGGACTTGACGTAACAAAGAAAACAATCGAAAGGACAGATAATCTATTTACTCAGCTAACATTTCCTTTCGAGTCCGATGACTTTAAACGCTTGTTCTACGTTCTAATGACTCAACCTAAATGGCGTGTAAAGACAAAGACTCTAACAGCTATGCAAGCTAACTTAAACGAGATAGCGCAATTTGAAGAAGAATTTGCTAAAAGCCTTATTCAACAAAGTATATCGAAAGGTTGGGCATCACTGGTGTACGAGTCAACTCCTAAACAATATATGCAATGGCTGAGAGAGAAAACGGGAGCTACTAACCAATATCAGCAAAACAATTCTCAGCAATATAAGACAAAGCAGTATTTTGCTAATGACGAGCACCGGGAAATATACGAGAGATACCTAACAGAGACGTTTGATTAACGAGAATAGCATTTGCTTTGCGAATTTAAGACTTTTATAATAAAAACGAGTAATCTAACATGGAAATAGAGAAATATCAAAATAGAGGCGGAAAAGTGGCTTTGTCGGGTGGCGTACTTCCGTCATTCGTAGAGAGAAATAGAGAATTAATACAGTCTAATAAAATAAAGCAGCTTTCTAAGGTAGATCAGCGCATATTTGCGGAATCTACGAGAAAATTAATTTCGGAAGAAGAAAGCGAAGAAAAGAAAATAGAGTATTTAGGCATTATATTTATCGGGGTGTGTTCTGATTTTGGTCTGAATGCACCGGAACGTAGTGCGGTTAAAAGCGTATTTTCTTCGATTTTTGATGTTGTAGACTTGTATTTTGATGATCTTTCGTTTGCAGAGGTTAAACTTGCTTGGCGGTTGCTTGCTGTCGGGGAACTTGATAACTACCTGCCTAAAGATCGCTACGGGAGCCCGGATAAAAACCATTATGGCAGCTTGAATGTAGATTACGTAACGAAGATTTTGAAGGCATACAGAAAGCGTAAAGCGGACATGATGGAAAAAACTACTGCGCTATTGCCTGATAAGCCGAAAGCGACACCGGAACAAGAAAGAGCATTTTTGAATGTACAGGCTAATAACTTCATTTTTGCTATTATGAAATACAAGTATAGCGGGCGTTTTAAGGCTGAATCTGATAGGCTTATAAGCGAGTCAACGTTCAAGTATATGGAACGGTTGGGGTATGACATGGATACTATACCGACATACGAGGATAAGAAGTTAGCTTTAGCGCAATTTAAAGGCAGACCGATAAATAGCTTTGCACAAGTGTTTGAAAAGGAATGTTTAGCGACTTTCGGAATGGAACATGAAGCCGTTTATTTTCGTGCTTTAATGATAGCTAAGAAACGTTTGTTATTCCGGTACTGGGACGAAATGCTGATAGAGGAAGATAGCATAAAAGATTTGTATTACTATAAACATTAAAAACATGGAAATTAATATTTTAGTTGGAATTGACCCCGGTGTATCAGCCGGGGGAATAGCTATTTATAAACCTGGTAGCCCTCTTGTAACGGTTAAAATGCCGGATGAACCTTTGAAGATATACAATCTATTCAAAAAGATTAAGCGTTCCGGTAGCCCGATGATTGTTGTTGAGAGGCTGTCGATTAGGGGTGATGATACAGGAGGAAAGCAATATCGCATAGTTACTATGCTTGAAAACTACAACAACCTTGTATGCTGTGCGAAAGTCCTCGAAATACCTTTAGTGCTCGTTACTCCGATGACGTGGCAAACTGGTTTAGGTCTGAGGGTGAAGGGGGCGAAAGAGGATAAGTCGCTGAGAAAAGAGAAGTATTTTCAGTTTGCTAAACGTTCCTTCCCGACTGGAAACATCTTTAAGTGGAATAGCGATGCGGTTTGCATACTTCGCTTTACTCAGCTGATGATAGCTAACAAGCCTAAGTGGATATCGGAGCATTTAGCCAACAATTTAGATTGCGTGTTTTCCTTTGATTTAACGAACGATTCTCTTAAATACGATAGACTACTAAGAAATGAAAGAAAAGTTGAATAGCGGTCAAGTAAACAATGAAATAAGCGATGTTTTGATTCAAGCTGTCATAAGGATGCGAGGAAAGCAAAAGAGATTTGAGCGATTCGGTGAAAAGTACAGGGAAGAGAAAGAGGCCGAGGAAAAGAAAGTAGATGATATAATTTCTAAGCTGACGGACACGCAAACAAGTTTATTTTAATTTGTTAACTATCTGTCTATTGCTATGTTCGATTTAGTATGTATATTTGCAGTATAAAATTTGTCCGCCAACAAATTTAAAGATATTGCTTTATAGCGTTAATGCCTCGGTTCGTGTTGTTTGGCGGCACACGAACTGAGGCATTTGATTTTAAAATAATAAGAATATGAAAGATTTAGTATTTAAAGGAGAGTCAAATCAAGTTCTAACAAGTAGCTTATTAGTAGCAGAGAAATTCGGTAAGAATCACAAGCATGTATTAGAGTCTATTAGGGAGCTTGTAAGGGGGTGTGCCGAAAAATCGGCTGACCCCATGTTTGCCGAATCTACATACATTAACACTCAGAACGGACAAGAATACCCAATGTTCATAATGAATAGAGACGGTTTTACATTGTTGGCAATGGGATTCACCGGAGAAAAAGCACTTAAATTCAAGTTAGAGTATATCAATGCATTTAATAAAATGGAAAAGATACTGAAAGAACAATCGATTGTATTGCCTAATTTTTCAGACCCGGCTGAGGCGGCTATTGCATGGGCGAACGAATACAGAGAAAAACAAAAAGCCCAGATCGAAGCAAAGGAGGCAAAGGAAAATGTAGAAAGACTTATCCATAATAACAAAACATACACGACTACTGAAATTTCAAAAGAGCTTGGTTTTCGTTCTGCAATAGAATTAAATAAGGCACTTGAAAAGATGGGAATACAGTTCAAGCAAAACGGAACTTGGTTGCTTTATGCTAAGTATGCAGAAAACGAATATACCTCCACAAAGCAAATAGTTTTAGATAGTGGAAGAATAACGTATGATCGGCGTTGGACTGGAAAGGGAAGAGATTTTATATTAAACTTATTCAAGTGATATTCTAAACGAAAGTTAAATAACGGGTATTTCGGAAAGATTTACCCGTTTTTGTTTGCGTATAATTAAAGTTTTGCTTTAATTTGCAATATCAAAATTAATCATAGTAGTAACGATTTAAAAACTTATTAAAGTATGAATACTAATGAAATGACGGTTGAAGATGTAATTAAATCACAGGAGTTTAAAGATGAATTAACAAATCAGCTTAATACTATGCGTTCAGATGTTGAACGAGCTAAAAACAAAATTCTGAGAAATGGAGGATTGACGAAGCGGATTATGTTAGATCGAATTGACGATATGACTGTTTCGGACATTATCGAAGAATTTGAAAAAATTCTGCTGAGAAAGAGCGATCTCCCTGCTGCTGTGCGTGGCTTTATTTCTTCTTTGTGTGGTAGTGTATTTGCTAAGGTATTTTCTAAAATGAAACAAAATGAAGCAAAACAGGATAACAATACCGGGAAAGGTAACGAGTAACGGACAGTTGCAAATGTACATGGGTGAGCTAAACGAGTTTGCGAAACTGCACAAAGGAAAGAATATCATAGCAAGTTTTAGCGTTTACGAGCCTACGCAGTCGGTCGCCATGAAAGCATATTACTACAAAGTTGTAGTACCACAATTTCAAAAAGGAATGTATGACAATGGTAATAGGTGGAGCGAAAAAGACACCGAATTGTACATGCGGAACTTGTGTCCGGCAACAATGGGTGAGGTTGTGGATATTGAAACGGGCGAGTATCGGAGTGACCCGGTAAGTATCAACGATTTATCGAACAGTGAGTTTGTAGAATATATTGATTTTTTAAAACAGTTTGCAGCCGAGGAACTGGGAGTATTCATAGAGGATGCAACAAAATACGTAAAGAAATGAAAGAAGTTAGAGAAGAAGATTGCGAAATGACATTGAGAGAGAAATTTGATTTGATGTGCGAGGCTCTTTCGGTGTCACCGGAGGCTATTTTAAGCCGGGAGATTACGAGAGATATTTCAATTAGACGAAACTGTATTATTCATCAGTTGTATGATTATCGTTTGGACGGTTTGCCGGAGCTATTGGATAGGACGAGGGCTTTAATAGTGATAGCGCACCGCAAATTTCAAAACCAGTTGGAAGTTAACGATCCGTTGGCTATTGAATACAAGCGATTAATTGATGAAAGATTGGAGAGTTATTTGAATGGCGAAGAAGAATAAACAAAATTTAGTCCTCGTTCATTGTACAAAATGTAAATATAGCTCAGACCATCATAATTTGATATGCTATTGCAGTAAGAGAAAAAAAAAGTTATGCAGTTGCCCGAATATCGGTCGGGTATGCGAACATTATAAACCTAAAAACAAATATTAATATGTTGTACGACAATTTCGAATTAAAGAGAGTGAAATTTATCCCAAACGGTTTGGAGGTAGATTACAATGATTGTATGAATCTTGACGGTGAAACGGTTAAAACGTTTCATAAAGTGAAGAATCCGGAGTACCCTCACCCCGATTTGCAGAACGAAGCCGGGAAACTGAGAGGGTATATCGTCCGGCTTATGGGTCTGATGAATTTTGCAAATATCACCTACTTATCCGATCTTTCAAAACAAGATAAGGAATTGGATAAGCAATTTAAAGACTTCTTTGAGATACAAGCTACTCGAATTCTGATTAGAGAGATTGTGAGAGATGAAGAAAAGAACACAGTAATTATCAAGTACGAGTTTACAGGTACAGACTTGTCGCTGTTTAAAATGCAGACTCCTAAAATCAATTTGGAGGGTGAAATGCTTCAGTTTGAGATTGACATGGATACTGATTTGGAAGGTATGAAGCATGAAATATTTGATTATTTGTTTAAGGGTAAGCGTGCGCAACTTTCAATGTTCGGTGAGATAGCAGAAGCCGATGACATAAAAGACGCTGAGGATGATTCGGAGGGTGATTCCTTCTTTGACGAAGAAACTGAAAGCGATGTACCTGTTGAGTAGTCCGGAGGAAATAGAGTATTGTTTAAGTAGGGGATATAATCCCCTGCTTTTCAATCGACATTTTGACATAGAGCCTAAAGCAAGGTATCAGTATTTGAAAAGTCTATTCGGTGACGGTCACGATCAGAGGGCAAACGAGCGTTTTTTTCGGTATATGTGGGAGATTAAGCCTCACTATTGCGAAGAATGCTTGAAGCCGTTGAAAGGGTACTCAGCCGTTTATATTTCGCATATTTGCACTCGAGGAGCATTCCCGATGTTGGCGCACGATCCTCGAAATATCAACATACTTTGCTTTGAACATCACAATCAGTGGGAGCACGCTAACACCAGAAAGGGAATGCGTATTTATCAAGAAAATTTAGAGAAAATAAAAGTCCTCAAAAAGGACAGTTTAAAATTGCAAAAGAAATGAAATTAGTAAAATTTAATCTTAAAAATGGACAACACATTTTGGTTAATGCCAATAGTGTGACGTCTATCGAAAAAAATACAAACGATACTACGAATGTTTATTGTGTTGGTTCCGATTGTCCTTTTATCGTTTTGGGTAGTATTGATGAAGTCGAAAAGACATTAGTCAGGGGAAGTAAAGTAGATTCAATAGCCGGCATAATGGTTATTTTATTCATAGGTATTTATATATTATCAAGTATTCTAAATTTATTCTAATATGAACTTAAACAAAATTCAGTTAATCGGTCGGGTGTGCAATGACCCGCAAGTAAAAACGTTCGATAATGGGGGTAAGATTTGTAAAGTGTCTATCGCTACAAACGAGCGTGCATATAAAACGAGTAGCGGCGTTGAAGTGCCGGAACGAACAGACTTTCACAACGTAGTATTCAAAGGAGGTTTAGCAGGTATATGCGAGCAGTGTGTTACTAAAGGTATGGAGTTATACGTAGAGGGTACTTTGCGTTATCGGAAGTATATCAATTCATACAACACAGAGAGGACGATTGCGGAAATTATCGTTTCTAACATGCAGATGGGATCGAAGCCTGGAGGCAATAGCGGTCAGCGGGCGGAATCTGCCGGAAGTGGGGGTCAGCCGCCAGTACAACAGACACCGCCACCATCACAAGCCTTAAAAGAACAGCAATTTGAAGATGATTTGCCATTCTAAAAACGAGGGATACTCTAAACAGGGTATCCCCTTTTTGTGTTAAATAAGTGTTAAAGATTAAATTTCTAATTAGAATATTAAAGTTTTGCTTTATATTTGCAGAGTCAAAAGGAAACAAAGTAGTAACAATTAAAAAACAACAATTATGGAAATTATTTCATTCAAAAGAGGCGAAAACGAAGGAGCACTTTTTATTCATGGAGAGAAAAAGTACAGCGCATGTACAGCGGTGGAAAGTAGCAAGTTTTTCAAAACTCTAAAAGGAGCTATATCCTGGCTAAATAGTAGAGGTTACAAAGAGGCTTAAAAGTAGTACTAACAATTAAAAATTAAAGATTATGGCAAAGAAAGGTATGTTCGGGCTTTATAATAAAAGTGTTCAAATTATCGGAAAAGGTAGAAATACATATATAGAACCAGTTAAAGGAACAATGTATCAAATTGGGGCTTATCAATACTTCACGCACTGGGAGGGCGATAAACTTGCTATTAGTGAGGCGAGTTCGGGATTCAGAGTAGCAACATACAAGCGAATGGACGGTGAAACTGATACACAGCTAATAAGAAGAGTACTCGAAAGGATGAAAGAGTTTGATCCTTCGCTTGCAGATTGGGAAAAGGTAAAATCAATTATGAAAAAAGAGGGTATTACCTATCCGGCTAATAAATGGGTGTCTAACTTAAAGGATATAAAATCAAATGAAGAAAGCAAGAAAGATTAACAGATTTAAAAATCGTTTTGTTCCGGTTAAATTTAGCTTAAAGGAACAAAGGCAGTTTACCGATATTTTGAGTGAAAAAAGAAAAATCAGAAAGGATAGAGATAAGACTTTCGATTGTCTTTTAAAACTTGATAAAATTATATTGAAAGCTGATTTATACTATGCAGGTTTGGGTGAACTTGTGTTTTCTGAGAGTGAAATGGAGGCGTTTAACAGGTTTGAAAAAGTAAAAAGGGAGTTTTATCATGGAAAGTAAATTGAATCAATTAGCAGTCCTTATTTTGCAGGAAGAAGAAGCATACAAGGACATAAAAGCAGCAAAGAAAAGACATGCCGCATGTCTTAAAGAAATGTTGGAATTTGAAAGCAAATCAAATTTAGGCAACATTCGATATTGCGGTAACTGTATATATCTTCCAGCTAAGAAAAGAGCAGGCAAGTATAAATGCTCGTTGACCGGAGAGAAGAAAGATTATTGCTGTGAAGGGTGTGAGAAATATAGTGAATTACCATTTTAAAAATAGAAAAATATGATTGATTTTAGCAAAAATGTTATTAGCTTAACGAAAGAATGTAAAGAACAGCATGAAAGAATGAAGGCAAAAGGTTTCCATGATCGGGACGTTCCTCTTACTGAGATATTCGGGCTTATCATTTCGGAGATGTGCGAAGCGATGGATGCGGAACGAAAGGGAAGAACTGTGGAAAACGGAAAGTATACTTGGGTGTTAGCATATAAGGAAGATGAAAGTTTCAAGTCGAAATTTAATCAATGCATAAAAGACACTGTTAGCGATGAACTTGCAGATGTATTTATCCGGTGTTTGGACGCTACCGGTAAATATAACGAGGACAATAACGATATAGTCCTATTTAAACACTGTATTGATGAACGGGTGAAAATTCTAAATAAAACTCCGAATACATTCGCTTATTACGTATATAATCTCGCATACTGGGTAACAAGTAATGAAAAAATATGCTGCAACTACTTTACTACTATAATGGAAATTTGTTCAGCAATAGCAATCATACATAACATTGATTTAGGGAAAGCGATTGAGGCAAAAATACGGTATAACGAAACGAGAGGCTATAAGCATGGAAAGAAGTATTAATAACAAAATGAATAAAAAGATGAATTTAGAGCAAATTAAAATTAACGCTATTTTAGCGGCTGACCCCGAAGGGATACAAATAGATGGTAATCACTATAAAAACGATAAAATACCTATTCATAAATTCCTCTCAGAAAATCAAGTACCTTTTTTGGAAGGGAATACGATGAAATATACTTTCCGGCATAAAAGGAAAAATAAGCAAAAGGATATTGCAAAGGCTATTCATTGCCTTCAATTGCTTTTGAAAGACGAATACAATATGTATATGTTAGGCGGACAGTTGTACACGAAAGAGCAATATGACGAATTGCTTAGTCAAGCAAAAAAGGAGGCGGAAGGCAAAGAAGCTGAAGCTACGGTGATATATACCGATAAGAGGACAGATATTAATAGGAATATTTACGTTCGTAAACTAAGCGAAGTCCAAGCCGTTTGTATAGATAGAACTAACATTTCACTTAATGATTTGCGGGACATGGGGCTTGTGCTTAGTGCTTACGAAATGGGAAAGGGAGCATATGTTACCAGCCAAAACGGAAAGGAATTTTATGTTAAATATGGATTTTACATTTGCCTCTCAGAGGATGGGTATTATCAAGTTTATAGCAAGAGTAAATTTAAAAAACTGTTTGAGCCTAAACAATAATAAATAAAATGTAAATTAATTCAATACAAATAAGATATGAATATAGATACAGAGTTTAATGTAGGTGATAGTGTATGCTATCTAAGTGGAGACAATATCTGTTATTCCACTATAAGCAAAATTAATATTGAAATATCCTATACAGATCGCAGTTTTTTTATGGTATACAAACTTTCTGACGGAGTAAGTGTGCCGAGAAACAATTATCCACAATGGGATAAAAAACTTTTTAGAGACAAGAATGATCTTATAAGATATTTATCAGAATCATAACTATAAAAATATGGATATAGAAATGAATAAAATTGAATTAGATAAGATATATAACGAGGACTGTCTGGAAGGAATACAAAGAAAAATGAATGAATCGGTAGATATATTTGAAAATAAGGTAGCTTTCATAAAACCATCACTAAGCAAAGAAAAAGAAAAGACGCTTTTTGATGACTACGAGAACTTTGTGGATAAATTTAAAACAAAGAAAACTACAGATGATTGCTACACTCCTTCCGAGGTTTATAATTGCATTTTGAGATACGTTTCAGAAAAATGTAATATAAGAGGCGCGGAAATAGTACGTCCATTCTATCCGGGTGGAGATTATGAAAATTGTGAATACCCGGATGGATGTATCGTTGTCGATAACCCTCCTTTCTCTATTATTTCACAGATAGTAAGGTTTTATATAGAAAAAGATATTAAATTCTTTCTGTTCGCTCCACACCTGACATTATTCTCCGCAAGGGTCGAATGTTGTCGAATAGTAGTTGGAGCATCAATCACCTATGAAAATGGAGCGATTGTAAAAACATCGTTCATGTCCAATTTATTCGATGATGTTATGGTAATGTCTGATCCGATTCTTTACAGAGAGCTCAAAAGAATAAACGAATTGAAAAAGGTGAGTCCTCCGAGGTATAAGTATCCAAACAACGTTCTAACTGTTTCAGCCATGCAATGGTGCGTAGAACGTGGTGTTTCAATGCGATTTAAGAAAGAGGATATCTACCCAATTTATGGACTTGACAGCCAAAAGCCACATAAGAAATCCATCTTCGGTTCAGGATACCTTCTTTCAGAGAAGGCGGC